GGTAACGCGCGACCCCGGCTCTTTCCTAGCCACAGAACTCAAATAGGGACGTTAAAATAACATGGCTCCGAAGATGGCTATGCAAATCGAGCAGCTTAAAACCGCAGATTTGATCCCGTACGTGCGCAATTCGCGCACTCATTCCGACACGCAAGTCGCGCAAATCGCGTCCTCGATCCGTGAATTCGGGTTCACTAATCCGGTTCTCATCGATGCCGAGAACGGGATCATCGCGGGACACGGGCGCGTGATGGCGGCGAATAAGCTTGGTCTCGACGAAGTACCGTGCATCCGGCTCGGTTATCTTACCGAGGCGCAAAAGCGCGCTTACGTCATCGCCGATAACAAGCTGGCCCTGAATTCCGGCTGGGATGACGCGATGCTCGCCAATGAATTGCGCGGGCTCAAAGAGGAAGACTTCGATCTTTCCCTGATGGGCTTCGATGATGGCGAATTGAAAATCTATCTCGACGAAGCCGATTTTGCTCCCGGCACCGAAGACGACCAAGGCAAGCTTGATGAGCTCGATCCGAAGATGGTGACTTGCCCTCATTGTCGAAAAGAATTCGATTTGAGAAAGCATGAAAATGGTTGATCTCAAAATCGACTGGGCAACGCACGAAGCCGCCAAGTTCGCATGTGAAAACTGGCATTACAGCAAATGCATTCCGGTAGGGAAGCTAGTGAAAGTCGGCGCATGGGAGAACGGTAAATTTATCGGCGTCGTTTTGTTTGCGCGCGGCGCAACGCCTAATCTCGGAAATCCGTATAATCTTGGGCAAGACGAATGTGTCGAACTGGTGCGGATTGCACTGACCAAACATCAAACGCCTGTTTCAAAAATTGCGGCTATAGCCGTCAAGTTTTTGAAAAAATCCAATCCAAAAATAAAACTGATCGTTTCATTCGCCGATCAATCGCAGGGGCATCATGGCGGCATCTATCAGGCCGGAAACTGGATTTATGCAGGTCAAAGCGGGAGTGCGAAATTTTATATGATTAAAGGCAAACTAACGCATCCAAGATCTCTCGGGTCTCTTGGGCTTATTCAAAATTTATCAGGCGCCCAAAAACTCGACCCGAACGCATACGTCGTCGATGTTCCGGGAAAACATCGCTACCTCATGCCACTTGACGCAGCGATGCGCGATCGTATTCTGCCGCTTGCGAAGCCATATCCTAAGCGTGCGAAGCAGGCGATGACCGAGAACCCCTCGGCACAGCGGCAGGGCGGCACTGACCCGCACGCTCCAAAGGATAACAACTAATGGCCGCGCAGACCTTCCCGCTCGAAACGATCTGTAAGCTTCTCGACCTGACACCGCAAAGCATCGCGCGGCTGGTGAACGATGGTATAATTCCGCGGCACTCGCGCGGGCGATATGAGCTCGTCCCGGTCGTTCGCGGTTACATCAAGTTCCTGCGCGAACGCGCGTTGAAAGGCGACGCGGCTTCGGTCGGCGGAGACCTTACCTCGCACCGCACGCGCCTGACGGCTGCGCGAGCGGATCTCGCGGAGATGGAAAAGGCGCAGATGGAAAACCGCCTCATTCCTGCGGAGGATATCGCATCGGCATGGGAGGCGATGACTGCCAACATGCGATCGAAGATGCTGGCGATCCCGTCGAAGGCGGCTCCGGCCGTTTACGCTGCCGAAAGCCTCAATGAGGCGAAGTCGATCTTGAAAGACGAAATCAATGAAGCGCTCGCGGAACTCTCCGGCGTCGAAGTCAAAACTCGAAATCCCGTCATCGCATCCGCGAATGGCGGATCTAGTGCGGCAGACGATGGCGATCTTGACGCCACCGCCGAACCTGTCGGTGAGCCAATGGGCTGATGCAAACCGTCGCCTTTCGCCGGAGGCTTCCGCCGAGCCGGGATCATGGTCGACCGCGCGCGCCGAATATCAGCGCGGCATCATGGATGCCGTGACTGATCCGGCCGTGGCGAATATCGTCGTCATGTCCTCGGCACAGATCGGTAAGACCGAGATATGCAACAACGTCCTCGGCTATCACATCGATCAAGATCCGTCGCCGATCCTCGTCGTGCAGCCGACGCTCGACATGGCGCAAGCGTGGTCGAAGGATCGCCTTGCGCCGATGCTTCGAGATACTCCTGTCCTGCAAGGCAAGGTCGCGGATCCGCGATCGCGCGATAGCGGCAACACGACCCTGCACAAGGTCTTTCCCGGCGGGCATATCACGGCGTGCGGCGCAAACTCGCCTTCGTCGCTCGCGTCTCGACCGATCCGCATCGTGCTTTGCGACGAGGTCGATCGCTATCCCGTCTCGGCCGGAGCCGAAGGCGATCCGATCTCGCTCGCGCGAAAGCGCTCGGCGACGTTCTGGAACAAGAAACTGATTATGGTCTCGACCCCGACCGTCAAAGGGCAGAGCCGGATCGAAGCCGCGTTCGCGGAAAGCGACCAGCGCGAATATTACGTTCCTTGTCCCGATTGCGCGGAATTCCACACGCTCAAATGGGCGAACGTGCAGTTCGACAAGGAAGCGCCGGAAACCGCGATCTATGTCTGCGAAGCGTGCGGCTCGGCATGGGACGACGCGAAGCGGCTCCGCGCGATCCGCAAAGGCGAATGGCGCGCACACGCTCCGTTCAAAGGCACGGCTGGTTTCCGTCTTTCCGCCCTATATTCGCCTTGGATGAGTCTGGAAGACGGCGTTCGCGACTTCCTCGAAGCGCGCAAGCAACCCGCGACGCTTCGCGTCTGGATCAATACCTATCTCGGCGAGACTTGGGAGGAAGAAGGCGAACGGGTTGATGATATCGGCGTATCCGAGCGGCGCGAAGATTACGGCGAAACGCTGCCTTCCGGCGTCCTCGTCGTCACCGCCGGGATCGACGTGCAAGACGATCGCCTCGAAATGGAAATCGTCGGATGGGGAAGGAACGACGAAAGCTGGTCGCTCGAATATAAAACGATCTACGGCGATCCGTCGTCAGCGATCGTCTGGACGGAACTCGACGGGATGTTGCGGAAAACCTACTTTCACGAACGCGGCGTCGAAATCCCGATCCGCGCGGCGTGCGTAGACTCGGGCGGGCATCACACGCAATCTGTCTATGCGTTCTGTAAAGCGCGCGAAGGACGACGGATCTTCGCGATCCGCGGCGTCGGCGGCGAAGGAAAACCGCTCGTCGGTCGTCCGACTATCAACAACGCGGCGAAGGTTAAATTGTTCCCGATCGGCGTCGATACGGCGAAGGAACTCGTCTATTCGCGGCTGCGGATCACGGAGCCGGGACCGGGATATTGCCACTTCCCGGCTGGCTATGACGACGAATATTTTCGGCAGTTGACGGCCGAACAACTGGTCTCGCGGTATCACAAAGGCTTTCTCCGGCGCGAGTGGCAAAAGATCCGACCCCGCAACGAAGCGCTCGACTGCCGAGTCTACGCACTCGCGGCATATTCGCTCTTAAACGCGAATATGAATTTGATCGCGGATAAGATACAATCGCGACCAACCGTATCCGAACCAGAGCAGACGACCGAAATACAGCCGACCGAAAAGCCGCTGCCGATCGCTCAAAGGCCGGTAAGGCGGTCGCCTCAGCGGGGCGGCTTCGTTAACGGGTGGAGATGACATGGCTAACGCTTTCGATCCTGCTAGCTCTCCGACGATGGAGCCGGAAGAAATCGTCCCCGGCGATTATCTGCTTTGGCGGCGCATCGATCTCGGATCCGACTATCCGCCGACTTCGTATACCGCGACTTATGTGGCGCGGATCGCGGGCGGCGCTTCGACCGAAGTGCAGGTAACTGGCACGAACTATAACGGCGACTATCTTTTCACCGTTACGTCTGCAACCTCGGCAAGCTTCAACGTCGGAAATTATCACTGGCAGCTCGAGATCGTTCGCAACTCGGATAATAACCGGATCGTGGTCGATCGCGGCGAATTCCGAGTCGTCGCCGATCTCGACGTGAACGGATCCGACCCGCGGTCGCACGCTCAAATCATGGTCGAAAAGATCGAGGCCGTCCTGCAAGGCCGAGCCGATGGCGATGTTGCGTCCTATTCGATCAACGGTCGCAGCCTGACGAAACTGCCGCTTGCCGATTTGATGATGTGGCGGGATCGCTATAAAGCGGAATATCTGCGCGAACTTCGTAAGGACCGCGTGCGTCGCGGGATCGGTACGGGCGCGAACATTCTGGTGAGGTTCTAAATGGGTCTGCTCGATCGCGTTTTCGGTCGGAAGAAAAAGCCGATCAGCCTCCGCCAGTACGCAGCCGCGCAGAAGGGACGCCTTCTCGCGGATTTCCTCGTTACGCAGAAAAGCGCAGATAGCGAAATCTATCCGGCGCTGCGGATCGTTCGCGATCGCTGCCGCGACGTGGCGCGCAACAACGATTATGCGAAGCGCTATCTGCAACTGATGACGACGAATATCGTCGGGTCGACTGGCGTGCGCGTGCAGGTTCGCGGGCGCAACTCCGATCGAAGCCTCGATAATCCCGGCAACACGATCATCGAAAACGCATGGTCGCGGTGGGGTACCAAAGGCATCTGCACGATGGACGGAAAGCTTTCTTGGCTGGATTGCCAGAAGCTTTTTATCGAGACGCTCGCGCGCGATGGCGAAGTCATCGTGCAGAAGATCAAAAACCGCAATCTGCCTTACGGTTTCGCAATCCACTTCATCGAAGCCGACTATCTCGACGATCAGTACAACCTGCGGCAAGCCGATAACGGCAACGAAATTCGCATGGGCGTCGAGATCGACAAATATGGCAAGGCGGTCGCATATCACATGCTCGAAAACCATCCCGGCGCGGATATCTACACGCGACCGAATACCGTGATGCGCAAGCGCATTCCGGCGGATGAGATCCTGCATATCTATCTTCGCGAGCGTCCCGGTCAGACACGCGGCATGTCCTCGATGGCGACGGCGCTAACCCGTCTTAAGATGCTCGACGGATACGAGGAAGCCGAACTGGTCGCGGCGCGCGTCGCTGCCTCGAAGATGGGTTTCTTCACGTCGCCGGATGGCGACGGTTACACGGGCTCGGATTACGAGGACGTGCATAACCCGATCATGGAAGCGCAGCCGGGAATGTTCGAGCAGCTTCCCGCCGGGATGCAGTTCCAGACCTTCGATCCGCAGCATCCCGTTTCCGCCTTCGCCGAATTCGAAAAGGCGGTGCTGCGCGGTATCGCCTCCGGTCTCGGCGTGAACTACGTCTCGCTCGCGAACAATCTCGAAGGCGTCTCTTATTCCTCGATCCGTCAGGGGACGATGGAGGATCGCGACCATTACCGCATGATGCAGCAGTTCATGATCGAGCATTTCATCGAGCCGATCTTCAAGGAATGGCTGTTGATGTCGATGACGAAAGCGGCGATCCCGATCCCGGATACGAAATACGACAAGTTCGCCGATAACCTTATCTTCCGTGCGCGCGGCTGGAACTGGGTCGACCCGCTGAAGGAAATTAACGCACACGTCGTCGGGCTGCAAAACGGCATTGTCACGATGCAGGATATCGCGGCGCATTACGGTCGAGACGTTGAAGAGGTCTTCGAGCAGCTCGATGCCGAACGCGAACTTGCCGAAACCTACAACATCAAAACCGCGTTCCAGCCTTTCGGACAAAAGGCTCCGGCTCCTCCGATGATAGACGGCGAAGAGGCACCGAATGGCAACGTATAAAGGCGTCGAAATCAATCTCGTGCCGAGCGACGCGATGGCCGAAGAAGCCGAACGCGGTCTCGCGTGGCGGCAAGAATTCGGCCGCGGCGGCACCGAGGTTGGGATCGCTCGCGCGCGCGACATCAAGAACAAGGTCGATCTTTCGCCGGAGACGATCGGGCGGATGACGAGTTTCTTCGCGCGCCACGAGGTTGATAAACAGGCCGAAGGTTTCCGTCCCGGTGAGGATGGCTATCCGTCGAACGGTCGGATCGCATGGGCTCTTTGGGGCGGCGATCCCGGCAAATCATGGGCAGAAGCAAAGGCGGCTCGTATGGACTCGATCGATGAAAACGATCGCGCGGCTCCCGGCGATCTCGAAGTCGGTGATTTCGTGTCGTGGGACTCCTCCGGCGGCACCGCTCGCGGCCGGATCGAACACATCATGCGCGAAGGCGTTCTCGGCATCCCCGACTCCGAATTTTCAATCAACGCGACGCCGGAAGATCCGGCTGCGTTGATCCGCATCTATCGCGAAGGATCGGAAGGCTGGGAAGCGACCGAAACGCTCGTCGGGCATCGCTTCTCGACGCTGCGCAAAATCAACGCACTGCGCGGTTATGACGAGCGTCCCTATCCGAACGAACACGCGGCGCGGCTTCGCGATCCCGATCAATACGAACGCTTCCGGCGCGAAAACGACGCCTTCGGCGAAGGCATCGATGCGATCTATGGTATCACGGGCGGTACGGCAGAATTGCAAGCCATCCGTTTTGACAGTAGATTGTTCTCACCGTCTGCGGCGCGTGCATGGCTCGATGAACATGATTATTCGCCGATCGAATTCGAAGAGGCTATCGGCGAGGACGACATGACCGACGAACAGCGAATGATGGTCACGGTCGAAGTCGAAATCGACACCGACCCGAAGCCGGAAATGGAAGAGCCGGAAGCCGAAGCCGATGATATCGAAGATGATATCGCGATGGAAATGGCTCCCGGCATGATGCTCAATGAGGACCGCGCGGCGGATCTCTCGCATCGTTCCATGCTTATGGGCGCGAAACCCGTCGACGAAACCTCGCGTCGGGTTCGCATTGCAGTTTCGTCCGAAATGCCTGTCGAAAGGTCTTTCGGCGTCGAAGTGCTCGACCATACCTCGTCGAGCATCGATCTTAGTTTCCTCGGATCCGGTCGCGCGCCTTTGCTGCTCGACCACGATCCGCGGCAGCAGATCGGCATTGTCGAAGATATCACCGTCGATAGCTCGGCTCGCGTGATGCGAGCGACGGTTCGCTTCGGGAGAAGCGGACTGGCTAAAGAGGTCTTCGATGATGTCGTGGACGGGATCCGGTCGAACATCTCGGTCGGCTATCGCGTCAACAACATGGTCCGAGAAGATGCGGCAGATGGGACGATCTTCCGCGTTAACGACTGGACCCCTCTTGAAGTCTCTGTCGTCTCTATCCCCGCTGATGCATCCGTGGGAGTCGGACGAAGCGCAGAGATCCCGAAAATCACGGTCGTTAAGGAGAGTCCCATGACCGAAGTTAATCACGACGAAATGCGGGCGGAATTCGCTCGCAACGCCAAGTCCATCATGGACCTCGGCGCGAAGCACAACAAGCGCGACCTCGCCGAAAAGGCTGTTGCTGACGGTCTCTCCGTCGAGCAGTTCCGTGGCGTAATCCTCGATGCAATCGGCACCGAAGCTTTCGCTTCGAACGCCATGGTCGGCCTGACCGTCGCCGAAAAGCGCAACTATAGCCTCCTCCGCGCGATCAACGCGGCGGCTTCGAACGACTGGCGCAAGGCCGGCTTCGAGCGCGAACTGTCCGACGAAATCGCCAAGCGTACCGGCAAGGACGCTCGCGGCTTCTACGTCCCGAACGACATCCGCTGGTCGCAGCGCGATGTGACGACGGGCATCGGCACGGGCACGTCGAAGGGCGGCTATCTGGTCGGCACCGATCACCGCGGTGATCTCTTCATCGACGCGCTGCGCGAAGCGCTCGTCATCTCGAGCCTCGGCGCTCGCATGATGACGGGTCTGCAGGGCAACGTGGCGATCCCGAAGCTGTCGACCCGCACTGCCGTTGCCTTCGTCGCTGAAGGCTCGGCTCCGACCGAAGGCGCTCCCGTCTTCGCTCAGGTCACGATGTCGCCGAAGACGGTCGCGGGTTACGTCGACCTGTCTCGTCGCCTCATGATCCAGTCCGACCCGTCTGTCGAAGCGGTTCTCCGCGACGACATCACTCGTCAGATTGCGGGCAAGATCGACGAAGTGGCGATCGAAGGCGGCGGCTCGAACGAGCCTGTCGGCATCCTCGGCACCTCGGGCATCGGCGCGGTTACGATCGGCACCAACGGCGGCGCTCCGACCTATGCCACCGTCGTCAACCTTCAGCGTGAAGTTGCGATCGACAACGCTCTTACGGGTTCGCTCGCTTATCTCACGAACTCGAAGGTCGTGTCGAAGCTGCGTCAGACGGCGAAGCAGACCTCCGGCGTCGAAGGTAACTTCATCCTCGGCGAGACGAACAACCTGCTCGGCTATCAGGTCGCGGAAACGAACCTCGTTCCGTCCGATCTGACGAAGGGCTCGGGCTCGGCTCTTTCGGCGATGATCTTCGGCAACTTCAACGATCTCATGATCGGCATGTTCTCCGGTCTCGATATCGTGGTCGACACGTCGTCGCTCTCGACCTCGGGCGGCACGCGCATCGCCTTCTTCCAAGACGTGGACGTTGCTGTGCGCAATGCGCAGTCCTTCGCGGCTTGTAAGGAAATCGTCACCACCTAATCCGTGGCACGAAAGGAATGGGCGGCTTCGGCCGCCCATTTTTATATGCACGACCTCATCATCTATAAAGATCGGCACAAAGGGGAAAGCGTCGCGGTTCTCGGCGGCGCTCCTAGCTTGCTGCATGATATCTATCATCTGCCGCAGCGCTTCGACCTGATCGGCGTCAATCAGCACTCGCTGCTTCTGCCGTTGTCCTACGTTCTCTTTTCCGATCGTCCCGTCTTCGATCTCGTCAAAGACCATCCGGCCTACAAGGTGTCGCACTTCCGAGATTTGCGCGGCGATAAAATGATCTGGGCCGGGATCATCCCGAATTTCAATCTATCCGGTCCCAAAGCGGTATGGCTTGCCGATTTCCTCGGATATGATGAAATCCGAGTTTGTGGTATGGATGGGTATGCGACCGATCGTCGGTATTGGCACGACCAACCGGAAGAACGGGCGCTCAACAACGCCTACCAGAGAGATAAGACGATCTGGTCTATCGCGAAGGCTTCTATTTCGGATCCCGCAAAGGTCCGGTTCACATGCGCAGAAATGCAAAGGTGCTGGGATGAAAATTGAAATGATCCGCTCGACCTACTGGCGCGGCGAACTGCTCGAAGCCGGGAGCGTCGTCGACATTGTCGAGAAGGACGCCTTTGAATTCATCGCGATCGGCCGCGCGAAGAAATACGACGCTCCCGCTGCGATCGCCGAACCCGCTCCCGTGATCGAAGAAAACCGCTCGGTCGGTCTTTCCGAAGCTGCGCCGATCTCGAAGCGGAAGCTTAAGTGGGCTTCGAAGGTGGATCGCTGATGGCAGTGGAAACCGACATCGAGCGCGCGATCTTCGTCGATATCGATGATTTCGGCGTTGCCGGAACCTACGTCAAAGCGGGCGGCGGTACGTCGACGATCAGCGGCATCTTCGACAACGAATATTTCGGCGCTGATGCGCAAGCTGGCGTCGTCTTCGTGTCGGCGCAGCCGCGGTTTCTTATTCGGTCCTCCGACCTTCCGGTCGGAGCGGATTTCGGCGATACGATCACGATATCGTCGATCGCATATAAGGTCCGAGTTATACAGCCTGATGGCACCGGGATGACGACGCTCATTCTGGAGAAAAACTGATGTCGCACCTCCGCAAGCAGATCCGCGATAAAGTCACGACCCGCGTCACGGGTCTTACGACGACCGGAGCGCGCGTCTATCAGACGCGGTTTTATCCTATGCAGGGCTCGGCGCTTCCCGGCTTGCTGATATACACTCTTCGCGAAGTCTCGGAACCGGAGACCATGACGCGACCGCGGAAATATATGCGCACGGTCGATTTCATGATCGAAGGCATGGCGAAGGGAACGTCCGGTCTCGACAACACGCTCGATCAGATCGCGGTGGAAGTCGAAGAAGCGATGTTGTCAGCGCCGACCTTCGACGGCTTGGCGAAAGACACCGTTTTAACCGGGACCGAAATAGATTATAACTCGGATGGGGAACAGCCTGTCGGCTCGATCCGCATGACTTTTTCGGTGCGCTACCGCACCTCCGAAACCGACGTTGAAAGCGCATCGTGAGGCGATAACATGGCTACTCATACCGGATCCGAAGGCGTCGTTAAGATCAGCGCGAACACGATCGCCGAAGTGCGCTCGTGGACGCTGACCGAAACCGCCGACACTATCGAGGACTCGACGATGGGCGATGCCTATCGTACCTACAAGGTCGGCATGAAGACCTTCACGGGTTCGATCGTCTGCTACTGGGACGAAACCGACACGACGGGTCAGATGGCGCTGACGGCGGGTGCGTCGGTGACGCTGAACCTGTATCCCGAAGGCGCGACGACGGGCGACACCTACTATACCGGGACCGTGCTCGTTACGTCGATCGAAGCGACCGCGTCCTTCGACGGTATGGTCGAAGCGACCTTCAACTTCCAAGGCACGGGCGCACTCACGAAGTCGACCGTCTAACATAAAGGGATGATCTGATGTCTTCGCCGATCGAGCGCGCTAAAGCTCACTTCAAGGCGCAGTCCGTCAAAACGATCGAGGTTCCCGAATGGGGAGAGGCTGACAAGCCTCTCCTTATTTACGTGACGCCTCTAACGCTCGCCGAAAAGCGCAAGCTTTTCAACGGAGCGAAAGAGAACGATCTCGGCGTTCTCGTCGACTGCATCATCATGAAGGCGAAGGACGGATCCGGTGCGAACGTGTTCACGCTTGAACACAAGCGGGATCTGCTCAATGGAGTGGATCCCGACATCGTGGCGCGGATCGCCAACGAAATCCTGACGGGACCGTCGCAGGATGATCTCCTAAAAAACTGAAGACCGATCACGAGCGCTTCGTCACTTTCGCGCTCGCTGATCGGCTCGGTAAGACGGTTTCGGAAATCGAGGATCTGCCTTATTCTGAAATCTTGGAATGGATGGCATATCTTGAACTTGTGAACGAGAGGCAGAGAAATGGCCGAAACGCTTAATTTCACGCTCTCGGCGCAGGATAAAACGCAAGCTGCGTTCAACTCCGTTAATCGCAGCCTATCGACGCTGAACAAGGCGTCGATTTCGCTTAAGAGTGCATTCGCCGGGATCGCGACCGCGTCGGTCTTTGCCGGCTTCGTGCAAGGCATACAAGGCGCGATCGACCGCGCGTCGAAGTTCGCCGAAACCGCGCAGAAAATCGGAGCCTCGGTCGAGTTTCTGTCTGCGATGTCTTTCGCAGCCAAAATGAGCGGCGTCGAATTCGAGTCGCTCGAAAAAGGCATGATTAAACTTTCGCGCGCGATGGACGAAGTTTCGTCGAACGCGAAATCGAACATCGCCTATGACTTCAAGCGCATCGGTGTTTCGCTCACGGATGCTAATGGTCAGCTAAAAACGACCGAAAACCTGTTCCTCGAAATCGCCGATAAAATCAGCGGGTTCGATGACGGAATGCGTAAGGCGGCTGTCGCGCAAGCGATCTTCGGCCGCGAAGGTGCGGATCTTATTCCGCTGCTCAATGAAGGCGCGGATGGGATCCGCGAAATGTTCGAAGAAGCGGAAAACCTCGGCGTGGTTTTCGCGAGCCAGTCCGCGCAAGCGCTCGAAGGCTTCGGCGACGATCTCGATCGCATCAAATTTGCCGGAGAAGGCTTCTTCAACATTCTTGCGGCGAACATCATCCCGTCTGTATCGACGTTTCTCGATAGGATCGGCGATACCGCAAACCAGACGGAACGTGCGTCGAGCAAATTCAGCGGTCTTAAGTCGATCGCCGAAGGGCTGGCAACGGCCTTCCGTTATCTCGCGGCTGGCGTTTACATTATCGGGCAAGCGTTCCTCGAAGTCGGTCGAGATATCATCAGCTTCGTTGAAGCGGTCGGTAAAGCGCTTGAACTCGATTTCGCTGGCGCGGGCGAGGCGATCCGCAATCGCATCGGGCAGCAAGTCGACTTCAACACGATCCTTAAAAACGCGACCGACATCATCAACAACAACTCGGAAGCGAATGACGGGAACACGATCACCGTCAACAAGGGCACCGAAGCGCTCAAAGCGAACGGCAAAGCCGCCGGAGAACTGATCGATAAATATCGCGCGCTGATCGATCCCGGCTATGAAGTGCTCAAGCAGATGGCGGAGTTTGAGAAACTCGCCAAAGGCGGAGCGTTCACGGCGGAGCAATTCGCGATCGGCATGGATCGGCTGCGTCAGAAGCTTATCGACGCGCGCGCGGAGACCGATCCGACTGCAATGGCGATCAAAGGTCTACAAGGCGTCGTGCAAAACTTTGCCGATAATGCGTCCTCGGCTATGGCCGAATTTACGCTTACCGGTAAGGCTGACTGGAAGTCGATGGTCAATTCGATGATTAAAGACCTCCTGACGCTCTACTACAAAATGACGATCTTCCAGCCGCTTGCGAACACGATGAAAAGCGCGCTTTCCGGTGCTGGGTCGAGCGGCGGCGGCGGTCTTTTCGGAAATCTCTTCGGCGGTTTCGGAGACTGGATTTCGAGCCTGTTCAAAGCGAAAGGCGGTCCCGTCATGGGGAATTCGCCTTACATCGTCGGTGAGCGTGGTCCCGAACTTTTCGTTCCCGGCGGCAGCGGTACGATCATCCCGAACAACAATCTGAATGCGGGCGGCGGCGAAAGCCTCGTCATCAATCAGACGATCAACGTATCGACGGGCGTGCAGGCGACCGTGCGTGCCGAGATCCAAAGCCTCATGCCGCAGATCGCGAACGCGACGAAAAGCGCTGTCCTTGAAGCGCGGCGTCGTGGCGGCACATTCGCAACGGCTTTCGGAGGCTGATCGTGGCTATCACCTATCCGCTCTCGCTTCCGACCGTCGCTGGCATCGCGCAGATCAGGATCACCGCGCGAAACGCGGTCGCGGTGTCGTCTTCGCCTTTTTCTTATAAGCAACAGGTCATGCAGCATCCCGGCGCCCGCTGGGAAGCCGAAGTCACGCTCCCGCCTATGCAGCGCGCGGATGCCGAAGAATGGATCGCCTTCCTGTTCGCACTCGGCGGGCAGTACGGCACTTTTCTGATGGGCGACCCGAACGGTGCGACGCCTCGCGGATCGGCCGCAACGACGCCGGGAACGCCTCTGGTGAACGGTACTAGTCAGACGGGATCGACGCTTGCAATCGATGGTCTTCCTCTTAGTGCAACGAATTACCTGCGAGCGGGCGACTACATCCAACTCGGAAGCGGATCCGGCGCGCAGCTTTATAAACTGCTCGAAAACGCTTCAAGCAACGGATCGGGACAAGCAACGCTTTCGATCTGGCCGTCCTTGCGATCGAGCCCCGCAAACAACGCTGTCGTCACTGTGTCAAACGCTAAAGGCGTCTTTCGTCTCGCTACGCCTGAAACGTCTTTCTCGATCAACGAAGCGTCGTTCTACGGGATGACTTTCAACGCAATAGAGGCTCTCTAATGTCTCGGTCGTTTTCCGCTAACTTTGCTGCGATCCTTGAAGATCCGGTAATGTCTCCGTTTCTCGCGGTCGAACTATTGTTCGATAGCGGAGCGGTTAGGCTTTGGACGGGTCTGACGCCTCTTGTCGTCGGTGGCGTGACCTACACCGGAGCCGGATCGCTTCTCGCGGTCTCGGCTGTCGAAGAAACGTCAGAGATCGCAGCGCGCGGCGCTAACATGACACTTTCCGGCATCCCGTCTGAAATCATCAGCCTCGCGCTTAACGAGGACTATCAGGGACGAACGGCCAAGATTTATTTCGGGCTGCTCAACGTCACGAGCGGTGCGCCGGAGATGTGCGAAATCTTCTCCGGCTTGATGGATCAAATGAACATCGAGGACACCGGAACGACCCTGACGGTCGAACTGACGGTTGAAAACAGGCTGATCGATTTGGAACGCGCGCGGATCCGGCGTTATACGAGCGAAGATCAGAAGCGGGTTTATCCCGACGATCTCGGCTTGGATTTCGTCAATGATCTGCAAGATAAAGAGATCATCTGGGGTCGTGCCTAAAGTCGCGCACTGGGAACGGCATCTAGCCGAATATGTCGAGTCCCAACGCAACACGCCTTTTCGATGGGGCGAATTCGATTGCGCGATCTTCGCGCGCGAAGCACTTGCCGTTCAATATGGCGAAATCGTAGTCCCGCACTTCGCCGGGAGATACAAAACCGCGAAAGGCGCGGCTCGCTTTCTGCGATCGTTCTTCGATGCCGATAGTCTGCAAACGGCACTATCTCGATATATGATCGAGATCGATCCGAGACTGGCGCAGCGTGGCGATATCGTCTCGATCCGCGACGATAGCCCGATCGAAGGTGTCGGAGAGGCGCTCGGCGTCTGCATGGGTTCGCGATTGGCTGTCACAACGCTCGCTGGTGTGGCATATATTGATAGGTCGTCGGTCGATCGCGCGTGGAGGCTCGAAAAATGAAATTTAGGCTTTTGGCGACGACCGCTCTTGCCGGATTTCTGCTCGCGACCCCTGCTCATGCCGATCCGGTGAGCATCTTGATCGCAGCGGGAACTGCGGCTGCTGGCTCATTCGGCATAACGGCAGCCGGAACTTTTGGTTTTCTTGGATTTAGCACCTTCTTTACGAAGTTCGCTATCTCAGCGGCGCTTGGCCTCGCGTCGCAGATGCTGTCGAAGTCTGGTCAGAAAAAGGCTCCGTCAATTTCCGCGCTTTCCGATCGCACGCAGACGATCAAGCAATCGATCGTCGCGCGAACGGTAATCTATGGCGAAGTCAAAACGTCGGGACCGCTCCTCTATGCCGAAACCACAAATAAGAACGAATATCTGCATCTAATCGTAGGGCTCGCGGGACACGAAGTCGAGGCGATCGATACGGTCTATCTAAACGACGAAGCGCTTACGCTCGACGGGAATGGCGATGTAACCGCGCCTTCGAAATACGTCGGCTTCGTTCGCGTTAAAAAGCATCTCGGATCGCCTACGCAAGCGGCAGACGCTACGCTCGTCGCGGAGTCGGACGGGAAGTGGACGGTGAACCACAAACTTTCCGAAATTGCTTATGTCTACGTGCGGCTGAAATTTTCGCAGGACGCATTCCCGAACGGGATCCCGAATATCTCGGCGATCGTACAAGGGAAGAAGGTATACGATCCGCGCACTGACACGACGGGTTATTCCGACAACGCGGCGCTCTGCCTTCTCGATTATCTGCAAGATAGCGATTATGGCCTCGGCGCGCTCGACTCCGAGATCGACTTCACGCGCTTCGAAGCAGAAGCGAATATCTGCGACGAAAGCGTCACGCTCGCAGCGGGCGGAACGCAAGCGCGCTATACCTGTAATGGCATCGTCGAAAGCGACGACACGCCTAAACCTATCCTCGAAGCGATGCTCACCTCGTGCGCCGGAACGCTCTATTATTCCGGCGGCGTCTGGTCGATAAAAGTCGGCGCTTACGAGGCTCCGACCGTAACGATCACGGATGACGACCTGCGCGGCCCGATCAGCATCCAGACGAAGCTTTCCCGGCGCGATAATTACAACGGCATCAAAGGCGTTTTCGTTTCGCCGGAGTCCAACTGGCAAGCGACCGATTATCCGGCGTATATGAGCGACACGTTCCTTGCCGAAGATAACGATATCGAAGCGCTGCTCGATCTCACGCTGCCGTTCACGACTTCCAGCGCCGCGGCGCAGCGGCTTGCGAAAATCGCGCTTTATCGCAATCGGCAACAAATCGCGGTCGAACTGAAGTGTAAGTTGACGCAATTCGGCGTTTCGGTCGGTGATATCGTCTCGATCACAAATAACCGATACGGATGGAGCGCGAAGCCTTTCGAGGTCGTCTCGTGGAATTTTGTGGTCGAAGGAAACGAACAGTCTCCGGTTCTAGGCGTCGATATGATGCTGAAGGAAATCAACGCGAGCGTCTTTGATTGGAATGCGGAGGAAGAAGCCTTCGTCTCCGATAATAGCAATCTGCCCGATGCCTTCGTGGTTGATCCTCCGGTTATGGCAGTGAGCGATATCCTTCGTGTCGTCAACGAACAGGTCTTCTCGATCCTCGTTGCAGACATTTCGTCGCCGAACGCCTTTACCTCGACCTTCGAGGTGCAAGCGAAGGAGGCAAGCGAAACGGATTTCGTGAACCTCGGCATCGCGGGCGGAAATCGCTTCGAACTGGTCGACGTGATCGATGGCGCCACCTATAACGTGCGCGCGCGTGCCGTAAACGCGATCGGCGTTCGCTCCGACTGGGCGACGCGGAATTATCAAGTCGTCGGTAAGACCGCGCCTCCGAGCGACGTGACGGGTCTATCGATCAACTCAATCGGCGGCAGTTCGATCATGTCGTGGACGCCTGTCCCCGATCTCGATCTTTCGCATTATAAGGTGCGCTATTCGATCGAAACGACGGGCGCGTCTTACCAGAACGCGATCGATCTCGTCGATAAAATCTCGCGTCCCGGTAACTCCGTGATCGTGCCTTCGCTTGAAGGCACCTATTTCGTGAAGGCGGTCGATAAGCTGGGGCTCGTCTCCGTCAATCCGGCGACGGTTGTGCTCCTCACCAGCATCGCGAGCGTCGAAGCGCTGAACGTCGTCGAGACCGTTACGGAGCATCCGGCTTTTGCGGGTGCAAAAACCCGCACCGTTAAGACGGGCGATGGCGTCGATGTTTGGGTGCAGCTCGACACATCGATGAGTTTCGACTCGATGACGGGTCTTTTCGATAGTGGCGTCGGCTTGTTCGATGGCGGCGGCGGAACGATCGAAAGCGATGGCTATTACGATTTCGCGTCTTACGTCGATCTGACCGACAAATATACGAGCCGCGTCATCGCCTCAATCCGAAACGAGCGCATCGACTTCATCAATCTGTTCGACTCGGTGCTCGGAGACTTCGACGATCGTTCCGGCGATTTCGATGGCGATGTGACCGCCTTCGATGACACGAACGTGCAGTTGCAAATCGCGACGACGGATGACGATCCCGCCGGGACGCCTACATGGTCGAACTGGAAGCCTTTCTTTGTCGGAGACTATTCCGCGCGCGCTCTCAAATTTCGCGCATATCTGACGACGACGGATGCCGCGGCGAGCCCCTCGATCCGCGAACTCAGCGTCAGCGTCGACATGCCGGATCGCGTGATAGCCGAAAGCGATGTGGTCAGCGGAGCGGCTCCGTATACGGTGACTTTCGCCCAGCCTTTCAAGGCGCTCGGTGGCGTCGGCATTCTGGCTGACAACTTAGCGACGGGCGATTATTATGCTATAACCGCGAAATCGGCGTCAGGGTTCACGATCGAATTCCGCAATAGCGCAGGAACGGCGATCAATCGGACTTTCGACTATGTGGCGAAGGGTTACGGGAAAGCAATCTAATGTCGCAGCACGATATGAACATCGCGAACCAAGGCTTTCCGGCCTTCCGGTCGGATCTCAATAATGCCTTGGCTGCGCTCGTCAGCACGTCATCCGGCGCGACCGCTCCGGCGACGACCTTCGCTAACCAGCTTTGGTATGACACGACTGATGACACGCTGAAGATCCGCGACGAAGCGAATGCCGCATGGATCAGCATCCTGACGCTGAACCAGACGACCGACACGGTCGGGCAGTTTTTCGGCAATTCGTCGGATAGCGCGACGGTTCCTAGCTATTCATGGGGCGGCGATCCGAACACGGGTCTTTATCAGCCAGCAGCGGATCAGATCGGCGTCACGACGGGCGGCACGCTTCGTCTGACGATCAACACGACTGCATTCACCGCTACGTTGCCGTGGCGCGGGCAGAACGGCACGGTCGGCGCTCCGGCTTATTCGTTCTCCGGCGATACCAATACGGGCGTTTATCTGGTCTCGGCCGATAACCTCGCGATCGCCACGGGCGGCGTCCAGCGTGTCCTGATCGATAGCTCCGGTCGCATCTCGGCTCGCGGCGGCGCATATATGGACATCATCGCGCTTACGGATGGCGCAACGATCACCGCCGACTTCGCAACCGGGAATAATTTTTCGGTGACGCTCGGCGGCAATCGCACGCTTGCTAATCCGACGAACCTCACCGCGGGTCAGAGCGGGATCATCTTCATCACGCAGGACGGAACGGGTTCCCGAACGCTCGCCTATGGCACCTCGTGGGACTTCCCGAACGCAACCGCTCCGACGCTCTCGACCACCGCAAACGCGGTCGACGTGCTCGTCTACACGGTGCGCTCCGGCACGAGCATCGCGGCGCAGCTTCTTACGAATATCGGGTGAACGATGGGCCTTCCTGTCGAGATCAATAACCTGATGATGGGCGGCGCGCAGGATTACCGCATTGAGCGGTCGCTGCGTCTTCGGCGATCTGCATCAGCATATCTTAATCGCACTTTGACGACCCCGACGCTCTCGACAAAATACACATTGAGCATGTGGGTTAAACGCGGTTCGCTGTCTTCGACGCAAGGTATTGTTGCCGCGCGTCAAGCGGCATCGCCTTATGAACTCATCACCTTCCAGTCGAATGATACATTGATCTGGTACGGATCCGGCGGTGTCAACGTAACGACAAATGCGGTATTTCGCGATCCGTCCGCGTGGTATCATTTCGTTTTCGTATCAGACACGACCGATGCAACGGCTGCAAATCGCTCGAAGTTTTTTGTGAACGGTGTCCAGCAGACCTATTCGTCTGCATCTTATCCGACGCAAAACTCGGCGAATGTAATCAATTCGGCCTTGGCTCATACTCTCGGTTCGCAGCATAACGGAAGCGCTCGCGTCGATTTCTTCGATGGGTATTTCGCCGAAGTTCACCTTATCGATGGTCAAGCGCTCACGCCTTCGTCGTTTGCGCAGACTGATGCGGTGACTGGCGTTTGGATGCCGAAGAAATATTCCGGCACTTACGGCACGAACGGGTTCTATCTGTCGTTCAAAGACAATGCGTCGACAACCGCACTCGGCTATGACGATGCAGGTTCTAACGATTGGACAACGAATAACGTCAGCCTGACGAGCGGCGCGACTTATGACTCAATGCTCGATAGCCCGACGAATTATGCGGATGGAAATAGCGGCCGCGGCAACTATTGCGTCCTAAATCCTCTGAATGCTGGCGCTGCTATTTCAGACGGGAACCTTCGCGGGTCGACATCCAATACGCAAGCAATCGGGACGCTCGGCGTAACATCCGGTAAGTGGTACTTTGAAACCACGATCACGATTTGGAACGTGCCGCAGATATATATCGGCATTGTCACTAACGGAGCGACGCTTAATCAAGGCGTCGGATGGGATGCAAAGGGCTGGGCGATCATCGTTCAAAACAATGCATCGAACGGGCAAGCGTTCCATAACGGCGTAACATCTGCGACTTATACAACCTACGGAACCGGAGATGTCGTCAACATTGCCTTTGATGTCGACGCCGGGAAAGTTTGGTTTGGACGCAATGGAACGTGGCTGAATAGCGGAAATCCGGCGGCAGGAACGAACGCTATTTATTCAAACGTTGTCGGTCCCGTTTATCCGGCTACGTGGAGCACGTCTTCGCCAGTCGCGTTAGATAGCAACTTCGGTCAGCGTCCTTTCGCCTACACTCCTCCGTCTGGCTTCAAGGCGCTAAACACGCAGAACATCCCGACGCCTTCAATTCAGAATGGCGCGAATTATTTTGGCGTCACGCTTTGGACGGGTACAGGCAAAGACAATACAGGCACGGGCGACAATTCGCCTCGCACGGTCTCCGGTCTTAACATGCTGGGAAGTCCCGACCTTGTGTGGTCTAAAAATCGAAACGATGCAGAAAGTCATTGGCTGTTCGACACAGGTCGGGGACTTGCGTTTGATGACGGCCTTAAAACAAATTCAACCGATGCGGAAACAAACACGGCTCTTAAGCAATCTTATGTGTCTGCCGTGTCGTCGACTGGTTTTACCATCACGCAGAACAATACGGGCGCGAACGGCGGGGAGTTGAACTACTACAACCGCACCTATGTGTCTTGGTGTTGGGACGAAGGCGCGACCCCGGGCTTCGATATCGTGACCTATACGGGAAACGGTGCTAATCGCACGATCGCGCATAACCTTGGTGTCGCTCCTAGCCTTGTGATCGTTAAGCGGCGCGACACAACGGGGAACTGGGCGACTTGGCACACGTCTATTCCGAACACGAACTATCTGCTTCTTAATTCCAGCGCTGCATCGGCGTCGGGCGCGACGTATTGGAATAGCACGAGCCCGACATCTTCGGTCTTTAGCGTCGGAACGTCGACCGACGTAAACGCGAACACCGGAACTTATGTGGCCTACCTTTGGTCCGAGGTTTCCGGCTTCTCGCGTTTCGGCTCCTATACGGGCAACGGATCTGCTGACGGTCCTTTCGTGTGGTGTGGTTTCCGGCCGCGTTGGATTTTGGTTCGCGCATCAGGGATAACCGAGAACTGGATTATCCATGATACAGCACGCGACACGTTTAACGTTACATCAAAAGAACTTCTTGCGAACGCTAGTGTCGCCGAAGGGTCGTCAACTCCGTTTGATATGCTGTCAAATGGCTTCAAAATTAGAACCTCTGCTCAGGGTCTTAATCAAAACGGCGGAACCTATGTTTTCGCTGCGTTCGCCGAAAACCCCTTCAAAATCGCGAGGGCTCGCTAATGTTCCTGCTTAACGGAAAGCCTCTTCCGATCGACACGCCTTTCGAGACGGGCGGCATTCGCTATCCGGCGAACTGGCTGCGGCTCTCTACCGCAAAGGAAAAGACCGCGATCGGCATCACCGAGATCGCCGAGCAGCTGCGTCCCGACGATCGTTTCTATTGGGTCACGGATAACGGCGACGGGACTTATACGGCGATCGCCAAGGCTGTTCCCGACGTGCAGAAGATGCTGATCGATCAGATCGACGGTTATGCCTACACGACGCTGTTTCGCACCGACTGGATGGTCGTGCGTAAGGCTGAAGTCGGCGATCCGATCGATCCGGCTATCTCGGCTTATCGCGCTGCCGTTCGCGCGGCTTTCGAGATCAATAAAACCGCGATCAACGCCTGCACCACTGTCGAGGCGCTCGCGGCTTTGGTATTCTCATGGCCGATCGACCCGAACGCGCCTGTCGTCTCTGCCGCGGAGTAAGCCATGTCGGACAGCATCAATATTTCCGAGTCGACCAAAAACGTTCTCGATGCTGTCTCTGTCGGGACCGCGGTCGGAAGCCTAGCCGGGATGCTGCCGCATATCGCGGCGATCTTTACAATCCTCTGGACCGGGATCCGCATCTGGGAAACCGAGACGGTGCAGGGCTGGCTCGGCAGGGATAAAGCCGAATGATCCAGACACTTCTTCCTGTCATCGGTCCTATTATCGATAAGCTTGTCGATCGTATCCCCGATCCAGCTGCGCGCGAGAAGGCGAAGCTTGAAGCCGAAGCGACGCTCCTCGCGGCATCGATCGAAGAGATGCGCGGGCAGGTCGAGATCAACAAAGTGGAAGCCGGATCCGCATCCGTCTTCGTCTCGGGCTGGCGCCCTGCTATCGGCTGGTCCTGCGCGCTCGCCTTCGCCTTCATGTACGTGGTCGCTCCGGTGCTCGCATGGATCGGCGCGATCTTCGGCTTCGCGGTATCGCAACCGAAGTTCGACGCTGACGCATTAATGTCGCTGACTTTCGGGATGCTCGGCATCGCCGGGTTTAGGACATTCGAGAAGGTTAAAGGCGTCGCGCGTGGCAAATAACTTCGAGCGCTCTTTCTCGCTCTTGCTCAAACACGAAGGCGGTTTCGTCAACAATCCGCGCGATCCCGGCGGAATGACCAACCTCGGCGTGACGAAATCGGTTTACGAGCGATGGGTCGGTCGAAGCGTTACCGAAGCCGAAATGCGCGCTTTAACGCCTGACGACGTAGCGCCGATTTATCGCGCGGAATACTGGGATCGCGTTCGCGGCAACGATATGCCGATCGGCGTCGATTATGCGGTCTTCGACTTCGCGGTGAATTCAGGCGTGCGTCGCGCGGCTCGCACGCTGCAACAGGTCGTCGGTGTGCACGACGACGGGACGATAGGACCGTTTACGATCGGCGCGGCGAAGTCGATCGATGCGCTTGAATTGATCGAGGATCTTTGCAACGCGCGGCTGCGCTTCCTCCGCAGCCTTGGTCACTGGGACACTTTCGGGCGCGGATGGACAAACCGCGTGAATGAAGTCGAGCAATCCGCCAAGGCAATGACAGGGCTGTAACCATGCCGCTACCTCCTTTGTCTGACGAGATGCTGCGCGAGCGAATTCGCCAATATAATCAGATGGGGAGCAACGCGGCTGCTCTTGCAAGGTCGCTCGGACTCAGCGCTTCAACGGTTAAAGATCAAATCAGCACGGCTCGGAAACGGTTTCCGAAGCTTTTTGAAACCGCGATACACCATCCTCAGAAAGATTTGGTGGCATGGACGATCCCGCAAATGATCTCTCACGAGGTCGTCAACGGATGCGCGATCGTCGGTGGCGACCTGCATATCTGGCCGGGAGAAGTGCCGTTGATGTGGCGCGCATTCTGCGCGGTCGCGCACGAGATCAAGCCGAAGGCGATCGTTCTTAATGGCGACATGATCGACGGCGCGCGGGTTTCTCGCCACGGCGCTTTGCTCGGCGCAAAGGCTCCTAAAATCGACGAAGAAATCGATGCGCTGCATGATGCGCTTCGAATGCTGCCGCGCGCCGACTTGCAGATTTGGCCTGTCGGTAATCACGACCAGAGGGTGAACACGTACCTCGCGAACGCGGCATCTGAACTCGATGTTTACGTCGGTCGTCTAGAGGACCGCTTTCCTCAATGGGAATTTTGCTATGCCGCGCACCTTGGGGATGTCGAAGTGCGTCATCGCTTCCGTGGCGGCATACATGCTGCTTGGAATAACGCCTTGCATGCCGGGATATCCGTCGTCACGGGACACACTCATCAGCTTCAGATTACCGCCGTCCGCAACAGGAACGGCAGTCACTGGGGAGTGGAAGCGGGAATGCTTGGGGATCCTCGCTCGCGCGCATTCGAATATCATGAAGGACAACCTAGCCGCGCACATGAGGGTTTTGTTGTGCTTAGTTTTGATGAGGAAGGCAAATTGATGCCTCCCGAATTTTGCGAGATGGTGCGCGGTCGCCCCGTCTTTCGCGGCAAGCCCGTCTACTGAAGGACGTAGAGCAGGGCACCGAAGGCTGCCATATACAGCAATGACAGCAGCAGGATGGTCAGTCTGTCTTCAGGATGGATCATCTGCCCTGCTCACCCATACGCCAGCCTCGTCCAGCATTTCCTCGGCTACCGTGAACTCGTCCTGTGCCATTGACGTAGTGCCTTTGCCAAAGACGACGTGTCCGATCCCGGCTTGGATCAGCGACCGAGCGCAAGACGCGCAGGGTGCATGAGTCACGTACACCGTGCAACCGTCCGTCTGGATGCCGGATCGTGCGGCGAAGGCAATCAAGTTGGCTTCGGCATGGCTGGCAAATAGATACTTCTGCGGGCGCTCGAAGCGTTCCGGCAGATCATCGACGCCACGAGGCGGTCCGTTGTAGGCCGTCAGCCTGACTTCGCCCTCCGGTCCGACCAACACCGCACCGACCTTGGTGCTGTCCTTCGACTTCTTGGCCGCGTGCTCGGCAAAGCCCATGTAATACGTGATCCAGTCCATCATCGAACCTCTCTGATGCCTACGAACCCGCTATCCGGTGACGAAAGGCTTCCGACGACGAAAGACAAGCCAAGAGGGTTATTCCCGGTCTCGCGGATCGGATGCGGCAGCACGCGGGCAGCGTAGCGTTTGACGATCTTCCAGCGCGCGGCAAAGCCATTCGGCAAGGCGCGGGTTAGTACTTGCTCGGCACCGCGGGGGTCGATGTACACGATCTCGAAGCGCTCACGCATTGTCCCACCTGTCCTCGAAAGTCTTATCATCCCTGAGTGCTTGGCGGGCTGCGTCGCGAGCAGCCTCGTGGCAATCGGAATATGTCACGATGAACTTCAGCGCCTCGCGCAGCGTCTCAATCTCGGTGGCCGCTTCCGCCCACCAGTCCGCATAATAATCGCCTTGCTTGGCGATGGTTCGCGCCCTGATTACAATGTCCATCACTTCTCCTCCCCGAGGGCGGCACATCGAAATCCAAGCGAACTGCCATTTGCGAGAGCAGCAAGCGCACGCTCTCCCTTTGCAAAGAGCGCGGTTCCTGTGCTTGGTGACGCCCCCTCTTTTCCGTCTGCCCCGATGAACTTGATCTTGGGCGACATGAACAGGATTGCGTCTGCCATTGGCGCGAACTTCTGGAACCATGGCGCACTCGTCCTGTCGGGTACGAGAGCAATGCCGTTGCCATGATCGAAGAACTTTTCAAGCCACGGGACGATCCCGTTACGCCCGCCGAAAGGAGGGTTCATCCACACGAAGCCTTTCCAGTCTTTCTCCAACCCGTGTTCTGTCAGAACACAAACAGCGGGCACGAACGTCGGAAACGGAGGATGAGCGACATCAAGATCGAACGTGCAGCCCAAAGCGTCGAAGACATACTTGGGCGTATACCACTCGTCGGTTTTGCCCGTTGCTTCCCAATAGCCCATCATTTCTCCTCCCCGAGGGCGGCGCGAGCGACATCGCCAAAGTCGTTGCTGCCCGGACCCCACGGCCCGTCGTCGATGTTCGGATAGTGGTTCTTTGCGTAATAGCGCAGCGCCTCGCGCAGCCGCTCAATCTCATCGGCGGCAATCCGATCAAGACCGCAGTCGAGCGTGTAATCGATCGCCGATAGCCCGCGCCTGTCGGCGCGAGCACGAAGCAGCTTCGGAAGATCGTCAGTCTGCATTTTTTTCCTCGCGCGCTGCATCGGCGATATCGCGGAAATGATCCTCTAAATCCGTTTGCACCTGCGCGAGCACGATGTCGTTATAATCACTCGTGCTCGGCGCGGAGAACTGCGCCGCAAACGCGACGTAAGCCGCGAGATCGACCCAGCTATCTTCGTGCCCGCGTTGATGACTGATGCGGCTCATCTTAACCGCCATCATAACCACGGCGATATCGAAGGCACTAAGCCGCTTGTCGAGGATAGCGGACGCGATGTTCGCGGCGCGAACGAACGAAGGCAAAGCGTCGCCATATTCTTTTCCGCGCTGCGAGATCGTCGCCTTCGCGGTCGAAAGGATGTCTTGATGGTTCATTCTGGAAACTCCAAGCCGAGACGCTCGATGTGCGCCTTCACTCCGTGCATGATGGTCGAGTGGTCGCGATTAAATCGTTTTCCGATTTCGGGATAACTCATCCCGAGATCGATGCGGATCCGATACCAGATTTCTTGCCTCGCTTTGACGAGATGCCGATGTTGGCGATCAGACAGCACCTCATCGATAGGCAGATTGTGTTTCTTGCATATCTCCTTGGCGAGCAGTTTCCATTTGGGACGATCGAAAACCCATTCCGGCATGTTCATCAGTTGCCGATCGAGACCGTCGATTTTTTTGACGGGCTCGATTTTCTGCTGCTGCAACAAGCGCGCTTTCTCTTCGATCTTCGCCATGAATTCGATGCGGCGACGGTGGATTTCGATAACGTGCATCAAAGCACCTCGATCAGGATCACGATCGAAACGATGCCGATCGCGCCGACCGTCAAGCCGATCAAGCCGACGATCGTATCGCAGATTTCGCGAGCGGCACGCTTGCGCTCGACCGCGCGTTGATAGTCGCTGATATAACGGATCATTGTCCTGTTCATGTCTTCCTCCTGCTTAGATGATAACCGCGTTCGACATTTCTGCAACCTATCTCCGATGTCTTAACGCGCGGTTAATGCTCCTTCATCGATCGACGGAATTCGCTTACAAGTTCGATGGCGTGATCGCAGCCGCGGCATACAAAAGTCGAATAGCCTACGCTTTCGAGGTAGCGGAGCCAGTCTTTTTGTTCGTCGCTCACGACACCGCCTTTCGTGCGTTTCATCTCGACCCAAAGATGCCAAGCCGGGATAAACAGATCCGGCACGCCTGACGATACGCCTTCCGCCTTAAGCCGCGTCGCTGTCGTGATCGACCGCACTCCTCCATTCGGGATCGCAAAAATCCGCACGCCGGGATGCGTCTGCTTGAACCAACGAACGAACGCGCGTTGTTCCTCATGCTCGGTGTTTACCATTCGACCTTCACCACACGATAAAACTTACCGTCCTGCTTATAGTCGATCGTCGCAGGAGGCACGGCAAAATTCATGTTCGCGGCAATGTGCTCGAGGTTCTCGACCGCGAAAATCCCATTGGGCGCGTTCCCTTTCTTCGCCATATAAGCGACCCGCTCGATGGCCTTTTCTCCAGCGTAACCGCCATGCGTCAGCGGGAAATATTCCGTGATCGGCGGATCGGAAAGGTCTCCGTAATACGTCACGGCGAGCATGTCCTTCCCGCTCGCGCGGCTGACGTGCTTTCGCCAATGCCAATTACGAACGCTCATGGTCACGCCTTCGAGACCCATGATGTCGATATCGTGCAGCTTCAGCTTCTTCGGCTCGCGCGCCGGGAACTCGGCTCCGCAACATGTGCATTCGCGCGCCGACAAGTGGCACAACTCCCCGCACGAGGCGCAGACCTTAACCGGAGCCTCGCCTGTCCCGTCTCCGCCTTTGCGCGGCGGTCGCACGGCGGTAATAGGACCGTGCGTCTGCACGACCCCTGCGAAGTCGAGCACGAGGCAATGATCGGTGTGCGACTTCGGTCGCATCCCGCGTCCCGCCATCTGCACGTAAAGGCTCGCGCTCATGGTCGGGCGCAGCATCGCGATCAGGTCGATATCGGGATAGTCGAAGCCTGTCGTCAGCACGTTTGCATTCGTCAGCGCGCGGATCTTGCCCGCTTTGAAATCAGCGATGATGCGCTCGCGTTCCGTCTTCGGCGTGTCTCCGGTAACGCACGCAGCCGGAACATCCTGCTCGTTCAAGATCGCGCACACGTTCTCGGCGTGAACGACGCCGGAGCAGAACAGGAGCCATGCCTTGCGGTCTCCGGCGAGCGATATGATCTCGGCAACCGCCTTGCGATTGTTGTCGCGCGTGTCCACCGCTTTATGCAGTTCGCTTTCGATGAACTCGCCACCGCGTTTCCGCACTCCGCTCGTGTCGAGTTTGAACCCCGTCACTTTGCTGCGGAGCGGCGCGAGATAGCCTTTAAAGACCAGTTCCTCGATCCCGGTCGGCTCGATCAGGTCGTCGAATAAGGCTGGCTTGTCGGTAATCAGACCGTGACCAAGCCGATAGGGCGTCGCGGTGAAACCGATCACTCGCAGCGCCGGATTGATCGCTTGAAGCCGATCGATAAGACCGCGATAACCGCCTTCGTCCTTGTGATTGATAAGATGACACTCGTCGACGATCACCAGATCGACATGACCGATCTGCTCCGCCTTTGAGCGGATCGACTGGATCCCGGCGAACGTGATCGGCTCGCCGAGAACCTTCGAGCCGATCGAGGCGCTATAGATCCCGAGCGGCGCTTCGGACCAATGCAGCAACATCTTCTCGGCATTCTGTTCGATCAGTTCTTTGACGTGCGTCAGCATCAGGACGCGCGTTTCAGGCCAGTTCTGGATCGCGTCCTTACAAAGCGCGGCGATGACGTGCGACTTACCGGATCCGGTCGGAAGGACGATGCAAGGGTTCCCGGCGTTGCCTTTGCCGAACCAGTCGTAAAGCTGGTTGATCGCGCGGGTCTGATAATCACGAAGTTGCATCACGAACCTCAATGATCTTTGCGCCGGGAAACGCCTTCCGTACCTCGGAGACAAGCGCGGGCGGGTCTTTGACGATTGCTGTATGTTCGAGGATCTCGCGGCTCGAAAAGATCGTCGCGTCGGGCGATCCGTTCGATACGTCGACCCCGTCGATCACGTAAACGGCAATCCACTCGTTAAAGCCTTCCTTCCGCTGCCACGGCACAAGGTCGGGATGCAGAACGTGATCGTCGCAACCTTCGTGCTGAAACTCGACCGGAATATCGTCGGCTCCGTGCCGCTCGCACCGCCATGTCGAATTCGGAAGCGCGCTCGAATGAGCGCAGGTGCGGCAGTTGACGTGTTTCGTCAGTTTCGTTTCGTGGCAAAACGAATGAGCGGGGCACATCTTGCAGACGTACCATGACGGGTCGGCACTAATCGGCTCCGGCATACGATCGGCAAGAGCTATGCTCTGCGCGCGTGCGACGCGGATCGCGGCATAATCGCGATCAAGCTTAAGCCGCTCGGTGTAAATGCGATCGTCGTCCTTGCAGACCGCGATATAAAGCGCGCGCTCGATCTTCATGCCGAGCATATACGCTTGCATCTGGTCGTAGTGCATCGGCTTGGATTTCTGCACGCCTTTGTCGAGCAAATCCTTAAATGACTTAGCCGAATGCGTTTTGAATTCCGCGACATGCGTCGTCTGCGGCGCTTCTGGCACGCCTCCGTCGATGATCGCGTCGATCGAGCCGGAAACATGCGCTCCGAAATCAACTCGCTCCTGCCGCTCGCTGGTGCGGCGCACGTCGAGACCGATCGCTCGCAGGTCAGAAATGATGATCGGTTCTTCGTTCTTGCCGCGCCGGAAGACACGTAGCAGACGACCGGGAAAGGTCGGTTGAACTGCCCAGCGAAACGAAAGCCAAAGCCATCGATCGCATGGATGCCCGATCGTCGAGGCTCCCATATGCGGGCGCGGCTTTTCGCTGCGCTGCTCGTGGAATTGATCGATCAGCGTCTCGATGCTATTCTCGGGCTGTGGGATGTTCATCTGTCCTGCTCCTTCCTCCAAGTCCGACTGGGGCGGCTCTACTGACGAGCCGCCCCTTTTTCGTTAGATCACTTAGCCCAAGGCGGCGCGGCTTTCGTCGCGGCCGGAGCGGGTGCAGCGGTCGGAACGGGAGCCGACGCACCGCCGATCGCCTTAAACCCGCGAACGTCGTTCTGATCGCCATACTGATCGGATTTCCGCACGGCAACTTTGATCGACAAAGCACCGCCGACAAGCTGGTCGGTGTCGGTAACGCGGGCGAGCCCGATCGCGCGCATCAATTCGCCAAGCTGCTGACGACCGATGCGCTCGGCTTCGGCGCTCGGATTGCGGATATTCAAGTTGCCGAACACCGCGCGACCCTGATGGGTCGGTCCCGTGATGTCATAGCGAAGCTTGATATATTCGCCGGATCCCGCCTTCGTCTTCGCGACTTCGGCCGAGGCGATCGTGGCGTTGTACCAGCCGGGAGGCAGGAGGTCATAAGTGCGATCGGCGACCGGGAGATCGTCGAGCGCGAAGGGATCGGTGAGGAAAGCCATCTGTCTTAGTCCTTTCGGGTTACGGTGAAGGAAGGACGACCGGGAGCGGTCGTTATCGCGGCAGACAGCGGCTTCACCACGTAAGCATCCGCTGCCTTCCAAGCCGTCATGTTCACTTCGGGCTTCCACCGAAACAGGCTTGTCAGGTGATGCGACAATCCCATTTCGGCGGCGATTTCTTGCAGACGATCGCCATCGACCTTGCGGGTCATGCGACCTGTAATTTTGATGAGCCAGTCGTCGGGCAGATGATGCACGACGGTCCCGTCGAGGTTCTCATCGACACCGAGCGCAGCAATCAAATCGTCCTCGATCGAGCGGCGGTTGTCGGTTGCGACCCGCTCGGCTTCCTTGGCGGCGAGCCATCCTGCGGCGAGTTGTTCAAGCCTCACGACCGACCTCCGATCTTCGAGATAATCTCGCCAAGGTCGGGCGCTTCCCATTGAGCAAGCTTGCCCGAGCGATCCTTAGCGATCCAAAGACCGTCGCTGTCGCACATCAACGCGCGCTGCGGGTTGCCTTCGGCGTCCCGCTCGACGCGGAGCGCGAGCACTTCGTCGAAGAAATACGGGAGTTGCTGTCCCGACTTGTTCCCCGGCATCGACGGCGAATAGAGGATGCGTCCCGTTTCGTCCTGCGCCTTTTCAAGCTTCGCGCTCATGTAGACATGGCGACCGGGAAGATCGCGAAACGCGCGGATGATATCAGCCATCTGCTCCTGCATTGCACCGTAAGCCTGACGCGGATCCTTCGCGGTCTTCTTCTCCGCGTTCAACACGACCTCGGCGATTTCCGAGATGCTGTCGAGCGCTACCGACTTGAAGCGCTTGCCTTCGTCCGAGCCGAGCCAAGTGTATGCTTCGCGCAGCGTCGCCATATCGGCGATCTCGATATACGGGAGGTTCGCGTCTTGGATCGAAAGCAATCCGCCTTCTGCGGAGAGAACGACCGGATCCGGCAGCGTGCGGATCAGGCTTGTCTTTCCGGCTCCGGCCTGTCCGTAGACCAGAAGCTTAACGCCAGCGCTTGCGAGCGTTCCGGTTGTCTTAAGTGAGATAGCCATTATCTTCGCTCCTATGTTTCGACCTTAGCGGTCGCGATTAAGATGCTTACAAACTCTCGCATTATGATCTTCGAGATATTCCCGAATGGTCATATCCGAGAGCCGATAGACGTAGATGATTGAACTGTCCCATTCCGGCGTCGTCCCGTCTGTCCAGTAGACATAGCCTTGTCCTTTCATCAGGCGCTCAGCATGACCGTGCGAGCAAAGGATCTTGTTGATATCGGCAACGGTGCGGGCGGGACGATCGATGTTCATGTCTTGCTCCGGCGGAAATGCCGCGCCTCCGAAGAGACGCGGCGTTGTTGTCGTTAGCGCTGCGTTATGCGGTCCAGCCGTTCTCGTTCCCGCAGGAGCCGACCCAGTTCCCGCGGCCGTCATAGTTCATGAGATGCGGCCAACGGTCCACGACCGAGGCGAACACGGCATCGTCATTAATCGAGTCGACGAGGGCGCAGGCGTCCCGGAAGCTCCGGTCCTGCGTGGTCTCGGATGCGCGCAGCAGGGTGGTAATGGCGCGGAGGGTTTCGTTATGCGTGGTCATCTTCGTTCTCTCCTATCGCCGCGTCGGCCTATCCGTTCCGGCGATAGGTTGACAATAAAGACCGTCTCCCGATAATGCAACCCCGAACGGGACATTTTTTTCGTGAGAGGTGAGATGATCGATCTGGACAAGATACGGGCGGCTCTACGAGACTCGAACGTGCGAGCGGTGGCGCGGTCGACGGGGCTGCATCCGAACGTGGTCTATCGGTTCTTGAAGGGCGGCACGCAGCCGCGGTTTGAGACGGTGCTGCGGCTCGCGAAATACATCGAAGGACGGAGCGGAATGAATGGCTGATCTCACCAACATCCTCGGCGGTAACTGGTCGCCTCCGAGCGAAGGATCAAACCTGACGCCGGAGCAGCAGCTTGCGGATGCGATCGCGGCTTCCGGCCTCGCGCCTCCGGCGAACATCCTTCTTGACGGTCGCGTGCATCGCTTCCGGTCGGGCGCGAAAGGCTCCGGCGGATCCGGTGACAAGGCCGGATGGTATATCGCTTATGCCGATGGCGTTCCTGCGGGACGCTTCGGCTGCTGGCGTGCCGGGATCGAAAGTGCATGGCGCGCGGATATCGGACGGAAACTCACTCCGGCCGAAGAGATGGCGCACATCCGCCGGATGACCGAAGCGAAGGCCGCACGCGATGCGGCGCTTGCGATGCAACGCGAGGTCGCGGCGAACACCGTCGAGACGATCTGGACCGATTGCGTCGGTGCGCACGCAGATCATCCGTATCTGCGGCGCAAAGGCATTCAACCGCATGGCGCTCGCGTCACCGGAGACGGTCGTCTCGTGGTCCCGCTCTATCGGCCTGATGGAGGCTTGTCCTCGCTGCAATACATCGATCCGGAAGGCGGGAAGCTTTATCATCCCGGCGCCCAAACGGGCGGCTGTTTCTGGACGATCGGAGCCGCAGACGAGCCGGGACCGATCTACATCGCCGAAGGCTTCGCGACCGCGGCAACCATCCATGAAGTCACGAAGCGACCCGTCATCGTCGCTTATTCCGCGTCGAACCTCGTGCCTGTCACGGGCGAGATCCGGCAGCGTTACGGAGCGACGCAGGATATCGTGATCGTGGCAGACAACGACGCATCCGGCGTCGGGCAGCGTTATGCCGAACAGGCCTCGGCGAAGCACGGAGCGCGCATGGTCATGCCTCCTATCCCCGGCGATGCGAATGATTACGTCGCGGCCGGAAACGATCTCGCGGCGCTTCTCGACCCGCCGATCGACGATTGGTTGATCCCGGCCGACGATTTCTGTGCGCAACCCGCGCCGATCTCATGGCTCGTCAAACGCTGGATCCAGTCCGACGCTCTTATCATGGTTCACGGTCCTAGCGGCGGCGGTAAGACCTTCGTCGTGCTCGACTGGTGTCTTCATATCGCATCCGGTCGATCAGATTGGCGCGGGCAGAAGGTGCGGCCGGGAACGGTCGTCTACCTCGCGGGCGAAGGGCACCACGGTCTTCGCTCGCGCGTCGCGGCATGGAAGCAGCACAACAAAGCCGCGTCGTTCGATATGTGGATCTCGAAGGACGGATGCGATCTCAATACCGCCGAAGGATATTCGCGCGTCGTCGAGAACATCCGGTCGTTGCCGCGTCGACCGCATATGGTCGTGGTCGATACGCTGCACCGTTTCCTCAATGGCGACGAGAACAGCGCGCAGGACGCGAAGACGATGCTTGATGCGTGCAACGCCATCATGCGCGAATTCGGATGCTCGGTCGTGCTCGTGCATCACACCGGAGTATCGGAGGAAGCGCAGCACCGCGCACGCGGGTCTTCGGCATGGCGCGGCGCGCTCGATATCGAAATCAGCGTCGTCCCGGCGAAAGGCGATGAGCCGATCCAGCTCGTGCAGCGCAAGTCGAAGGACGCGGAACTGGCCGATCCGCTCTTTGCGCGGCTTGAGAAGGTCGATATCGAAGGATGGCTCGACGAGGATGGTGCGCCTGTCTCGAGTGCCGTTCCGGTCGAAGCAGCCCCTCCCGTCACCGCGAAGAAAGACAGCAAGATCGATGGGCATCGCAAGGCGTTCGAAAACGCTTGGTGGTCATCCGGTGCGGAGGAACGGAACGGTCTTCCTTACGTCACGCGATCGGCGATGGTGGATTATCTCATCAACCATCTCGACATCACTCCGGCGTCGGCGCGCGTTTACATCAAGCCGAGCGCAACCGGAAAGCCGATCGCGGATCTGCTACTGGCTCACATCATCGAGCCGATCGAGAATGGATGGATCGTCACGAACGAAGCCGATGCGAGCGCTATGATGATGCGCAAGATGGGCGGGAACTAAACGGAAAAATTCCCGGTAATTCCCGTTACCGCAAAATGGGAACAAGGGAACAGAACGGAAAAAACGGGAACTGTTACCACGGGGCAAAAAGGCGGGATTAGGGAACGGAACGGAACACACACCTATAGGTGTGTTCCCTAGTTCCCAACCCGATGCGGCGCGGAACGTTACGGATGGAAGGATGCTATGATGAAGAGAGAGGATCGACGGTTCTGGCGTAGGGTGCTGCTCGTGACATGGCTATTCTGGTTCACGGCGGGCATCGCGGTCGGACGCAATTTGTGAGGGCGGCATGTATCAGATAGCGACGAACATCGCGCAGGTGATGGCGAACGTGAAGAAGATTGAACGTCAGATCCCGTTCGCGCAATCGAAGGCGATCAACGACACGGCGTTTAAGGTGCGTCAACAAATCGTGCGGCACACCTATCCCGACGCCTTCGAGGTCAAGAACCCGCGCTTCATCTCGGCGGTGCTGCGGGTCGAGAAATCGACGAAGACGAAACTCGAAGCGCGCGTCTTCGATCGGCTCGGCCGAGACTATCTGCAACGGCAAGCGATCGGCGGAACGAAACTCCCGCGCGGGAACAGCATCGCAGTTCCCGGCGTGCAGAACACCGCGCGCACGGCGGGCGGCGCGATCCGTAAGTCGGATCGACCGCGCAACGTTCTGACGCGCAAAGACACGTTCAAGACCGACAAGGGCATCTTTCAACGGCGCGGCAAACAGCCGATCAAAATGCTCTACCTGCTGACGCCTGACGCAAACATTCCGAAGCGCTTCCCGTTCTACGAAGACGCGCGTCGGATCGTGAACGACCACTTCAATGCGAACTATCGCAAAGCACTTCAGCAAGCCATGAGGACGGCTCGATGAGCATCGAAGACAAAGAGCGGAACAAATACGAACGGATGTGGTCGTTCCCGGCGTATCGCGGATGGTCGCCGGGATACGAGGCAGCACCGATCGCATATCGCACGATGAAGTGCGAAGCGGGCGATAGCCTGATCGATATGGGATGCGGCACCGGACGGGCGGGAGACTACTTCCACGAACGCGGGCTCGTCGTCACGCTGGTGGACTTCGTGACCACGGCGGTCGAGACCAACCACCTTCCGTTCATCAACGCTTGCCTATGGGATCTGCCGCGCGATCTATCGGCGACACACACCTTCTGCGCCGACGTGATGGAACATATTCCGCCGACGCACGTCGAGGCGGTGATCGATTGCATCGCACGCGCGACCGAACGCACCGCGTTCTTTCAGATCGCGACCGGACGCGATAGCTGCGGCGAACTCATCGGCGAAGCGCTGCACCTTACGGTCGAGCCCGACGCCTTCTGGCGCGCGCTCCTCGTGCAACGCTTCGAGATGATCGAAGAGGCAAGCACAGGGCACGCCTATCGCTTCACCGGAGCCAGACGGTGATGCGCAACCCGCAAGCTATTGATATCATTGAGCAAACGGGTCCTTTCAGCGCAAATCGAACGCGGGTAACGCGCGAC